CTGCGTACCCGGTTTGTGATCCTGAAAATAACGGCGGCATATCCTTACTTATAGATACCGTGCAAGTAACCCACGCGGTCTACGGCGGCGGTGGCTTAGATGACTTCGATGAAGTTGGCACAACTATGCAGGGTGGACTCGACGCAGCGCTGGACGACTTNGGACCTGCTGCNNCTGAAACCGTTGNNGCNCNAGCGCCNGCAGCTTTACAAGACGACGAAATCCCGTTTTGATAAAGAAAACCCCGGCAGTTGGGACACTGCCGGGGTTCCACTAGGAAAACAGACTGATTGATTGGAGAAAGTCCGAATATGAAAACTTTAACAAAAACAAGCGACGTTGGCAAGGTTGAGCTGCTACTTGCAGCCGGTGCGCTGGACACTCGCATAAACGACGCCGGCTCACAGTATTCACCAATCAAGCTGAAGGAAATTGCAACGCTGGTGGACGAACCGCAGGCCATTGAGAAGTCAAAGGCCGCGTTTATTATCCCATCAACTTATCGTGAACATGACGGCAGGAGCCACGCGGCACAACGTGAGCGCGGCGAATACTGGATGCTGGCCATTGACGTGGATGAGGGCGACCCGTCGCTCACAGAGCTGCGCACAGCCGTTGACCGAGTTACCGGCAATGCGTCCTCGCTGTTCTACTCGTCAGCCGGGGCCAGCGAAGACAACCGCAAGTGGCGCGCACTAATCCCGCTGTCAGAGCCTATCTCCGGCGAGGATTACGTTGACGCCCAGCTATCGCTGTTTGAACTGTTAGCCGCCGAGGGCATAACCGCTGACCCAGCATTATCGCGCACTGGTCAGCCAATCTACCTTCCAAACGTACCGCCAGCCAAGCGAGACAGCGCAGGACATCCGCTATTTTACCACGGCGCACGCAATCGCGGTGACGGCCTGATGGTGCCAAAGGAAAGCACAATCTGGGCAAACTTGATTTTTAGGCGGAAGAATGCCGAGATAGCTGAGCAACGTGCCGCCGCCGAGCGCGCAATCAGAGCGCAGCAGCGTGAAGAAAAGCAAAATAAGTTTGGTGAGAGTGATCCAGTTGCCGAGTTTAACCGTAGCAACACGATTGCCGACCTGATGGTCAAGCATGGTTACGAGAAGCAAGGTCGCTCCGACAGCTACCGCTCACCAATGCAGACATCTGGCTCGCACGCCACCAAAGATTTCGGCACGCACTGGGTCAGCCTGTCAGGTTCAGACATGGCGGCAGGCATAGGCCAGACCAGCGCAGAGTTTTGCTGGGGTGACGCATTTGACCTGTATTGCTATTTCGAGCATGGAAACGACATGCGGGTGGCCGTCAGGGAATATGCAGCCATATTGCGGCCCAGTCCGTTTGAAGAGGTCAGGCAGGCGGCATTGGACGCCGAATACGAGCCTGATGATGGCCTAGACGACTTCGACACCGTGCCAGAGGTCCAGATAGCGCCAGAGGTCCAACCTAAGCCTGCACAGAGGCAGGAATGGCCGACTAGGGTCTTCCGGTTCGATGAGGCAAGTTTACCGCGCAGGCAGTGGGTTTATGGTCATCACCACATTCGGGGTTTTGTCAGCGTCACGGCATCCGCCGGTGGCATAGGCAAGACTTCGCTCACTATGGTTGAGGCGTTGGCAGTAGCAACGAATCGGCCATTGCTGAACGAGAAGGTAATTCAGCAGACAAACACTTGGATAATTAATTTAGAGGACGATCTGTCAGAAATGCAACTGCGCTTGGCAGCGGCCATGAAACATTACAAGGTCAGCCACGATGACATTGACGGCAAGCTGTTTATGGATGCGGAAGACACAATTGGCATCACGCTGGCCGCTGAGACGAGGGACGGCATCATCCAAAATGACGCCCTGCTCAACTTAATGCGTGACAAAATCAAAGCCAACAATATTGGCCTAGTCATAATCGACCCATTTGTCTCAGTTCACCAAGTTAATGAAAATTCCAATATGAGCGTGCAAGTGGTGGTCGCAATGCTGCGCAAGCTGGCCAGAGAGGCCAATGTCGCCATTCACGTCGTGCATCACGTTAGAAAGGGCAACGGCGTTGACGCNGACATAGATAGCGTCCGAGGCGCAGGCTCACTTATCGGCGCGGCCAGAGCGGCCAGAGTTATCAACCGGGTCAGCTTAGAAGACGCAACCGCGCTGGGCGTGCCAGATGACAGCGCCAGAGGTCTGTTTAGGGTTGACGATGGCAAGGCTAATCTCAGCGCGCCAGCAGACAAGGCAGTCTACCGCCGCATGATTGGCGTCAAACTTGACAACGAAGAATATATTGGCGTGGCCGTTGAGTTCAACCTGCCAGATCAGTGGTCGGGCATGTCAACCAGTGTAGTCAACAACATGCTGGCGCTCATTGACAAAGGCCCAGAGGACGGCGAGCGCTACTCAATCAGGCCGCAAGACCGGCAGAGATGGGTTGGCCTAGTCATCACGGGATATGTGTTCCCAAACATGGACGACGCGAAGACCAGCGGACAAGCCAAGTCAATTCTGCGCAAGTGGATGGATGAGGGCTTGATTGAAGAGCAGCAGTATCACAGCCCAAGCCAGCGCAAGGAGCGTGGCGGCGTGATGTCAACAGGCAGAGTTGGGGAGATAGGAATATGAGATGTCGTTGAGTAGTGCGCCAGTGGATTTTCTCAGTGGCGCACCAGTGGCGCGACTGGCGCATTTGGCTGAAAGCCGTGAAATTAAGGGTGATTCGGAAATATCGCAAACACCTTATTTATATAGTGCGCCACTGGATTTACTGAATTTCCTCCGGAAATTTACACCCAGTGGCGCACTTTGTCAAGACGCAGGTCTAAAAAGAGTTGGCCAATGCCAACACTCTCTTTTTTTGAGACGACCAGCAGCGCCATTGCCGGGGCTTTCTTGGCTGACGCCAAGCCCCGTCAAAGTCGCAGCTTTGCGTCCTTGCTTCAGTTGGCAAGGTTGGAATAGGTTAAAGGGGTTGGTCCACAATGGTTAATAAAGTTAAAGCAGGAAAGCCAAAGTCAGCAGCAGCAAAAGCGGCGATGGCCAATCGTGGAAAGTTCGATATCAAGTACACTGACTGCGGTGAGCCGATCCATTACAAGGTAGCAGCAGCAGTGGCTCCGTTGAGTGCCGCGACAGCTTCCGCCGCAATGGTCTGGGGTGATACGTTGGTCGAGAGTGTGCCGCCAGCTTACGCGCTGCGCTACAGAGAGCTGAAGGGTGATCTGGACGCCGCGATAGCTCTCGATGATTACGACGCCTGCACAACGCTGGCCACAAGCATGATTAAGGCGCTCAAGGTGATGAACCAGAAAGCTAGGGAAGACGGCTTCAAGCCGCCGCAGGTTGACGGTCATATCGCAGAGTGGAAGGGCAAGATATATTGCTTCCTCGCCAGCGGTGATTTGGCCGCAGTGCGCAAGGCTAGGCCGACGTGGGCCGTGTATCACCTGAGCGACGTGTGTGCCGTCCTGAGCGTGCGCACAGATGAGATGATGGCCGCAGTGGTTGACAAGTTTCCCAGCGCCAAGATTGTTGACGTTAGGTTGTATGATGATGAAATCCCATTTGGGCATGATTGAAGGAAGACAAGATGAAGCGTGATGAAATACTGAAGACAGCCGGTCATTTGATAAGCAAAGATCGGCACGACACATACGGAGACAGCGCGACGTCTCACAGTCGCATAGCTGCGTTCTGGTCAGCGTATCTGGGCATAGAGCTTAGTGCGGTCGACGTGGCAGCCATGATGGTGCTGATGAAGGTCAGCAGGAGCAAGGGCGGGTCAGCCTCGCCGCATCTCGACAACTTCGTGGACATATGTGGGTACNNNGCGTTGGCCGGTGAGATGGCCGCTGAGAGCGNNNGAGNNTGCCNNGTGAGCCAAAGCACAACTGATCTTGATTTCTGGGCGCAGTTGTACTTTAATTGAACGTGCGGGCTTGTCCTCCCGATAGCTCGACAACTCTGCCTCTGATTGCGTCAAGTGCAGTCAGAGGCGTTTCTTTAAGGGGAAGCCGATGGCGTACCGAATAGAACTAAGGATGAGCTTGAACTGTGATGATAGCGACGAGGCCGAGCTAGAGCTGGATGAGCTGGCCGATTACATAGCGAAGAGGCTGACCGATGGCTCAGACTATGAGCGTGTCGTACAGGCAATGATTGAGGCTATCGTTGAGCTGCATGAGGATAGCGACACAGTTCACTGAAGGTTGGATGGTGGGTTAAAGCTCTGCGCGAGACATCGCCACAGCTCAGCGCGCATCTGCTCGCGTAGCAAACAAGGCAGAATGGTGTCAAGATTGAGTCAACAACGTGTCAACATTGTGGCAACAATAAGGCAGCGAGGTGTTATCATGCCCCATAAATGTCAACGCATTGAAATCATTGCATATTAAATTTAACATAATACGGGTTATGCGTCTTAGCTGGCGGATGAGGCAAAATGACCCCC